CACCTGTTCCCCGGAGGAGTCGATGAGGAGTTGCTGAGTCGGCTGACGGAGGCGCGCCGGTATGGGCGGATGGACCGGCTGATACCGACGCTCAAGATGCTCTTCAGCGCGACGCACGGCGCGGCCGCACCGACCGGTATCCACCCAGAGATCTGGGCGCTGTTCCTGGACATGAGCATGGAGATGTTCAACCAGGAGGAGGCCGCTCAGTTCACGGAGTACGTCGGGCGTGTGCTCAAGGACTTCGATGAAGAGCTACACGTCAACGATCACGACTTCAATGCGGCGTGGGCGACCTACGCGGCGGTGGACTACGGCTTCACCAACCCGTTCGCCTGGCTGCTGGTGCAGGTCTCGCCGGACCGCAAGCGGATCCATATCCTGGATGAGTATTACAAGACGGGCGTGACGACCGAGGAGGCTATCAGGGACATCCGCTCGCGCGGCCTGTGCCCCGCCCAGACTCGGATGTTCTATCCGGACCCAGCGGAGCCTGACCGTACGCGCGCCATCTCGGAGGCGCTACAGGTTCCGGCCTACCGAGGGGGCTCTATCCCGCTGCAAGGGCGGATCGAGTGGATGCGCCGATTCCTCAAGATGACCCCGGAGCACCTAGACTTGGGCCACCCTGAGCGCAAGCCGGGCTTGACCATCAGCCGAAAGTGCGTCAACACGATCCGTGAATTCAACGAATGGCGCTATCCGGACTCCCAGAAGGCAGGCGACCGGGGGCGGGCAGCGCCTGAGGAGCCGATGTCCAAGGACAACCACTGCCCTGAGGCGCTGGGACGGCTTCTCTCAGGACTGTTCGGTAATCCGTTCCGCGTGCCCGCGCAGAGCAACCGCACGACTGTCACGAGTAGGAGGAAGTAATGGTTGCGGAATCCCCATACGCGACTGCGGTTGCACTGGGAGGCGCACCGCCGACGTTCGTCAACACCAAGCAGGTAGACGACCAGCAGCGGGTGCAGGCCTACTGGACGTACACGGACATCTACAACAACGCACCCTCGGCGTTCCAGGCGCTCCTCCGGGACGATGGAGACGAGATCAGCCGGAGGTACATCCCTGGCGCTCGCACCATCGTGGAGTCCACCAACTCCTATCTCGCTCGGGACCTCGCCTGGACCTGGATCATGAGCGACACCGGAGAGCCTGCGCAGGACGCGCAGCGGCTGGAGATCCAGAGCTTTGTGGACGCGCTGTTCCGGCGCGAGGAGTTCCTGTCCAAGTTCGGCTCCGCCAAGCGTTGGACGCTGGTGCGCGGCGACGGGATGCTGCATGTCACGGCTGACCCGCTCAAGGCCGAGGGCACGCGCATCCGGATCACCGAGCTAGATCCAGCGCAGTACTTCCCGATCGTTGACCCGGTTGATGAAGAGCGCGTGATCGGCTGCTACATCGTGAACATCGTGCTCGCTGACGATGGCACCACACAGATCGCCCAGCGCCTCATGTACCGGCGGGTGATGGATGAGGAGGACGCGGCAGCGTTCGGCTCGCCGATCGGGACGATCGCAGTCCAGATGGGGTTCTATGCCCTCGCCAAGTGGGATGACCGCTACCCGCTGACCGAGGAGGATCTGGAGGGTGCGGAGGTACCGACGCGCCTAGACACACCCAGCACGCAACTCCTGATGGCCGGAATGCCACTGCCGAGCCAGATCACGGCGATCCCGGTGTATCACTTCCGCAACCGGCGCGGCGGCGCAGCGAGCGTGTTCGGGGTGTCGGAGATCCAGGGCGTTGAGACAGTCCTCGGCGGCATGACGACCACGATGAGCGATGAGGACCTGGCGCTGGCGTTGCAGAGCCTGGGCGTCTACTGGACCGACAGCGCGCCTCCTGTCGACGCGAATGGGGCGACGCAGGACTGGGTGATCAGCCCAGCAGGGATCGTAGAGCTCCAGGATGGCAAGAAGTTCGGTCGGGTCGATGGAATCACGACCGTGGAGCCGAGCCTGGGGCACTACGGCCACCGGCACGCCCGAGGTAGCGGTTGGGACGATTGAGGTCCAGGCGGCTGAGTCGGGCATCGCGCTGGCGATCCGGTTTGCCCCATTGACCTCAAAGAACGGGGAGAAGCAGACCGAGCTAGGCGGCAAGCTCGACCAGTTCATGCACGACCTCATCCACGGCTGGATCCCTGCGTACGAAGGGCTGACGCCGGATGAGCGGCTGGAGGCCGTGTCCTCCTTCGGGCCGATGCTGCCGTTGAACCGCAAGGAGGTCATCGCCGAGGTAACCGCGCTAGTCCAGGCACAGCTGGTGTCTCGGGAGTGGGCCCTGACCTACCTCGCCAAGACGCTCGGGCTCAACTTCCCGGACGAAATGCTCCAGCAGATCCTTGACGAGCAAGCTGCTGCCCTTGACGCGGTTGGCGGACGGCTCGACACCGAGGCCGCGCCTCCGGAGGCGTAATGCCCGCTACGGCTCCTGACCCGCAGGAATGGATCCGCGCCTATGCGGGGGTCCAGAAGCTTGCTGACCGCCAGATTCTCAGGCTTCTCAAGGATGCGCAGAAGGACCTGGATGCGCAGATCAAGCGGATCCTGGCGCGTAGCAAGGGAGGTATCAGCGACTTCGTGCGGATCAGCCAGCTGCGGGAGATCCGTAAGGAGATGCTTCGCCAGCAGGTCAAGGTGTTCGGTCAGATCGGCGATGTCATCGGTCAGAACCGCGCCAAGGCCGCTCTCGCGGCCGACCACCTGAGCGCGCGGCTCGACGCGGCGCTGTTTGGCATGGTTGGCGACACCGCGACGGCCAAGGCTCTGGCTGACAGTCTTGAGCAGAGTCTACTCAGGACGATCGACGTGGCTACGGCGCGCATCACGCAGTCCACGATCCCGCTCAGCCAGAGGATCTATAACAACACGGTCCGGACGGACGGGCAGATCGACCGGATGATCAACAGCGCTCTGGCCCGGGGTCTCTCGGCGCGGGAGTTCGCCAGCGAGGCGTTGAACTTCTTCAGCCCTACCACGCCGGGCGGGATGCGGTACGCGGCGATGCGGCTGGCGCGGACCGAGATCAACAATGCGTTCCATGCGATGTCGATTGAGGCCGCTGACAAGCCTTGGGTGCTCGGGATGAAGTGGCACCTCTCGCGCTCCCACCCCAAGGCAGACGACTGCGACACCCTCGCCAACGACGACCAGTTCAAGATGGGGCCTGGAGTGTTTCCGGTCCGGGACGTACCGCGCAAGCCGCACCCGCAGTGCCTGTGCTACGCAACCCCTGTGGTCGTTGATGATGACGCCTTCATCGATGGGCTATTTGCTGGGAAGTATAACAACTACCTCGGTGGGCACGGCGCGCTGCCCGGGCAGAGGATCGGCCCGAGCCTGCCCGGCGCTGGGCGGGTCACCGCATCCGCTCCGCTCCGGCTCCTCGGTCCAACACCCGCACAGATCCGCGCGCAGACCGTACGGACGGCCAAGGAGCACGCCAAGACCATAAACCTGATGGCATCCGGCAAGGCCCGGACCGCAGCGGGGCGCGAGCTACGGACGCAGGCCACCAAGACGCCGTATACGATGATGAAGCTGAACAGAGTCCGTGGTGAGGGCTCCTCCACGATGTATGGCAGGGAGTTCATCAACTCCCAGGGAGAGAACACGCTCGCCTACTACCGGTTGGCAGAGCGCGACATCAGCATCAGTCCTGGGCACTTCGATGACCTGGACAGGATGACGGCGCTGTCGCGGAAAGACCACGGCTCTGGATGGCACTCGCACTCCGACCGGCCGGGGCTAGAGGCGACGGTTGCACACGAGTATGGCCACCACGTCAACTTCCGGTTCAACGATGGATTCGGGAACTACACGGTTGACCAAGCCGAGCGCATCTTCAGCGTGGTGGCGAAGGAGCTTGGGCTGCGCAAGCCGGTCATCACCAAGGGACGGCACAGGGATATCGGGCTGACTTGGACCGAGGCCGATGCCTGGGTGGCCCAGAACAAGACCGTCATTGAGTTCAGCGTCTCCAAGTACGGCGCGCACTCGCAGGCGGAGATGTTCGCTGAGATCTGGTCGGAGTAT